GAGGTGGTGACCACCATCACCGCCGTGGACACGTTCCTCGGCGCGGTGCTGTGCATCTCTACGGCGCAGTACCACAAGGAGGCGAAGAACGATGGCTAAGCGGGTGTATCTGTCCCCCAGCGACCAGCGGCGGAACACCTATGCGGTGGGCGACACCACCGAGGCCATCCAGTGCGGACGCATTGCAGAGGCTTGCAAGGCCGCTCTGGAGCGCTCCGGCGTGGAGGTCATGCTGGGGCAGTACGACACCATGCAGAACCGTGTGGCGGCGTCCAACCGCTTCAAGGCTGATCTGCACGTGCCCATCCATTCCAACGCCTGCAACGGCAAGGCCAGCGGTACGCATCTGTTCTGTTACAGCGGCGACCGGAACAGCGCCGGGTACAAGGCGTGTCAGGCGGTGCTGGACGTGCTTGGCCCGATTACGCCGGGTGCGCCGGATGTCATCCGGGCGTATCCCGCGCTGTACGAGGTGAAGCACCCTGCCGCCACGACGGTGTATATCGAGGTGGACTTCCACGACGTTCCCAGTGTTGCCCAGTGGATCATCGACAACACCACCCTGATCGGCGAGACCATTGCCAAGGGTCTGTGCGCGGCGCTGGGCGTGACGTTCGTGGAGAGCGCCAACGTGCCGGTGCCTGCGGAGAAGGACACGGCGTTGCCCATGCAGGTGCGGATGCTCAAGCGCGGCATGGCGGGCGCGGACGTGAAGACCCTGCAAGCGGCGCTGATCGCCTACGGCTTTTCCTGCGGCGCGGCCGGTGCGGACGGAGACTTCGGCGGCGGCACGGAAGCGGCGCTGAAGAAGTTCCAGACCAAGTACGGCCTCGGTGCTGACGGTATCGCCGGGAAGGGGACGTGGGGGAAATTGCTGGGGAAGTAAAGTGAGAAAGATATCCCGCGCCATTTTGGCGCGGGATATCTTTTGTTTTTTTGCAAAATAGCTTGACAAATTTCTTGGTATGGTATATAATAAAGCCATACCAAGAACAGGAGGAACCGATCATGAAGGAGTTCAAGACCGAGATCATTGAAAAAATCGTTAAGGAATCCGAGGGCAGCAAGATCGTCAGCCTGCACAACGTAGGCGTCGCGCTTGGCCACAAGCATCTCTCCGCGCAGGACTGCCGCGACATCATCAGCGCGGCGCTGAAGCGGATGCCGGGCTACCGGGTCGTGAAAATGGTCGCTCCGCGCACTCCGGACTGCTGCGCGTCCCTTTGGGAGACCGCCACATTCGTCGACTCGTCCCTTGAGTTTGAGGAAGGCGGTGAGTTCTGATGCCGAGAAAAGGCGTGAAATTGTCTGAGGAGGCTGCCAAGAAGAACGCCGCCGCCAGCGCGGCGTGGCACAAGAAAAACACGGAGGCGCTGTCGATTCGCGTTCGCCGCGAGAAGGCCGAAGCCTACAGGGAGCTGGCCAGTCGGAGGGGGCAGTCCCTCTCGTCCATCGTGTGGCAGTACCTTGATGCCGAGTGCGAAAAAGAGGGTATTGTCATCGAGTAGGCGCAGGCGCACCGTTGTCATTTCATTGTCAAAAGTTGTTTTTATCGAGCGCAAAACCGTCCGCAAAGCTGGACGGCTTTTGCGCTGGCTTGGACGCACGGCGAGCCGCAAGCCCTTGTGAATAAAGACAAAACCGCCTGATCGTTGCAATCAGGCGGTTTCTGGTTTTGGAGCAGGGTACGGGAGTCGAACCCGTTGAAAAAAACCGGTATACACGGCTTGAATACTCACTTCTTGCAGACTTCCGTTGCCATTTTGTTGTCAAAGTAGTCGTCAATGGACTTGTCTATTTCGACCATCCTGTCGTCCATTGTGTAGGCGTAGACCTGCTTGTACACCCAGTCGTCGGACCAGCCGTTTCGCTCCTGCGCGTATTTTGATTCCACGCCCAGACGGACCATGATGGCTGCGTTGGCGTGGCGCAGGTCGTGGAAGCGGCAGCGGGGAATGCCGGCGGCATCGAGGCCGCGGATGAAGCGATTGTAGAGTGTCTGGCCGGAGACTGGAACGATGTAGCCCTCGCTACGTCCGGTGGCATCTATCAGCGCCTGGATGTGGGCAGGGACAGATATCCGGCGATCGCCGGAAAAGGTCTTCGGCGGCTTCACCTCGTCGCCATGTTCGCCGGAGACGATGGCGCGGCAGATGTGCAGCCGGCCTCCGGAGATATCCTCGAACCTGGCGCCGCGGATCTCCGACATGCGCATCCCCATCCATAATGCCATGAGCACGGGCAGCTCCATGTCCGTGCCAGAGAATGCCGCGATGATCTTGCCGATCTCGGCGTCCTCGATCTTGCGCAGCTCGACTTTCCGCTTCTGTGGAAGGATGATGGAGATCTTCGAATCTGGCGCGAACTGCTTCAGGACAGAGACAAGAAGTCCTTCGACGTTGCGGACATACTTCGGACTTTTCCCGGCCTTCACCATTTTGCCGATCTCCCGCTGAATCTGCTCGGAGGTGATGGAGGCGGCTGGCAGCCCCATCAGGCTCTGGAAGGATGTCTTCTGGAGGCGCTTGTATTCCGCGGCGGTGGAGGGGGAGATCACGCCGTCTCGCGATTCAATGTACTTCCTGTACGCCTCCTTCAAGGTCATGGTTGAGGCGGCCTTCTCGGGGGCCTTCAGGCCGTGCTTGATGGCCATGGCCTCGGCAATGGCTTCCTCCTTGGTCTCGCGGGTGATGGACACGTCCTGCCCGTTGACGCGGACGCGGCAGGCCCACGAGCCGCTGGGAAGCTTCCGGGCGGTGGGCGTGTGGGCGGTGTTCTTGCTGCGCTGCTCCCGAACCTGCCGAGCGCCGCACCATTTGCAGTAGACGGAATCGGCGTCTATCTCGCGGCCGCAGCCCTTATTCTTGCACTGCACGGCAGAGCCTCCCTCCTTTTGAGAAAGCGGTGCCCGATTCGGGCACCGCCTCTGTCTTTTTTAGCCGACCTTCTCCATGCGAATGGTCATGGTGGAACCGAGAGCGCTGGCCTCGTAGCTCAGCTGGCCGTTGGCGTAGGTGAATGTCTTGGTGTCGTCGCCGCTGGCCAGAAGTGCGAGGGAGGTCTGCTCTTTGTCGTTCTGAGAATCCCAGGAATACGGTTCGTCCGCCGTGGTGGGAGCAACGAATGTTCCCGCCCAGTACAGGCTCTTCGTGTCGCCGTTATCGGAAACCCAGTTGACGACGATCTCGCTGCCGGAGATCGTGGCCGCCTGCCAGGCATCCTCGGAGTTGCTGTTGACCTGCTTCCACTCGCCGGTCAGATCGGGAGGGGTGGAGGGTTCTTTGACCTGCTCACCTCCGTTGCCGGTGGGCGTGCTGCCGCAGGCGCAGATGGACAGCGCCAAAACGGCGGCCATCAGGAACACGGAAATTTTCTTCATTTTCGACCTCTTTCCGCGGCAAATCTGCCGCTTACGTATATTTTTTGCAAAGAATTTGCATTTTACTGGATATATTTTGTCGAAGTGGTACAATAAAGGTAATATTTGAGGAGGGACGCGACATGAGTGAGTGGGAGGAGGACTTGTTGGCATTGTTCGACAGTCTGGACGAAGCGGCGCAGGTCGAGGCCCTGGCGGCCGCGCTGAAAATCATTGGCGGCGAGATCCTCTAAGAGACGGTGCCCGATTCGGGCACCGTTTTATTTTTCCCGCTCCCGTCTCAGGCGAAGCATGAAGGCAAACAGTTCGTTCCGCTGCTCGGCGGTCATGCTGTCCAGCAGGCGCATAAACTCCTGTCGCACCGGATCCGGCGGCGCCTCCTTTTCCCCCAGTAGGTCGGAGACGGTGCAGCCGAGATACTGCGCCAACAGCTGCACGCGGGAGACAGATGGAACCGTTCCGCGCTTGGCCAGCTGCCCCAGCAGGTTTTTGCCCGCTCCGCTTTCAGCACAGGCGACGGTCGGGCTCACGCCCTTCAGGGCGCAGTATTTCTTTACGTTGGTCTCAAAAAGTTCAGCGTTCATGGAAACCTCGCTTGACGGCTGCGTCATTGAAGCAGCGCCAAAAACTCCTGCTCAGATATCACTTGAATGGTCGCACCCTTTTGATTCAGGGCGGCGGCCTTTTCTTCTTTCTCGCTCATTCCGTCACAGCCGACGAGGATCTCGTCCTGTTCGCCGACAACAAGAAAGTCCGTCTTCTTTGATACGGATGTTTTTACGGCTGCGCCAGCCGCCAGCGCAAGGCTCTTGGCCGCCGAACGGGCAAAGCTGAGAGCGCCGGTGAATACAACGGACTTCCCGTCCAGCGTGCCTCCCCGGCAAACGTTCCCCTCAGAAATGGGGCATTCTCCGGAACCGGCCTTTGCCAGATAGCTGCTTAGGGCTGCATGACGCTCTCCCTTGCTGTACAGCGCGTGGTCCATGCGGTTTTCCTGACAAAGCCAAGAGAGAACTTCACCGCAGGCGCGGCAGTCGTCCAGCGCGTCGTGGAAATGTGCAGAGAAGCCGATCTCGGCGCAGGCGTCAGAGAGGCGGCTATGCGGCCTGCCAGCGACGCGGCCATATAGAAGCATGGTGTCAAAGGGGTGGAGATATGTAGATATGTCTTGCTCTATTGCAGCGGACAGGAAATCGAGGTCGAAGGACACGTTCCAGCCGGTAACAAACGGCGCTGTCCTCAAAAAGCGGACGAAATCCATGAATACATCTTCGATGTGCGGTGCGCCCGCCACCGTCTCGTCAGATATGCCGGTGAGCTGCGTAATGTCCGTAGGGATTGGGCAGCGCGGATCAATGTACGTAGAAAATCGATCAACCTCGTGGTGGTCAACAAAGTGGACGGCGGCCAGCTGGATGATCTGGCAAGTTTTGGGGTGCAACCCCGTCGTTTCAAGGTCGAACACAACATATTCGCGCAGGTCTCCGGGGCTCTTGAACGGTATGGAGTTGAGTGTGGGCGTACCCATGGCGGCCTCCTTTTCCCTTGGCGTATTCACCAAAAATATGCAGGGTTGGCGCGACGGCTAACTATATATGAATTGTGCAAAAAGCCAAATAATCAGAAATTGGTGATAACTGTATTGACAATCACCAATTCTGGATTTAAGCTTAACTTGTCCCTCAGGTGAGAACGAGAGGGAGGTGGAAAAATGCGACGGTTTTCGGACTGGCTGGTCGAGAAGCTGGAAGACTGCGACGTGCTGGTGATCATTGCCATTCAAGTCGTGCTGTCTATTGCAACAAGCCTGCTAACATCAGTGTTAACAGTGTTGTTAATACGGCAGTTACGAATGATGCCGCAATAGGAAGCCGCGTCTTTCCCTTTGCGTTCAAAAGTTGAGGGTTTCCACTGGGTCTTGCGCAGGTTGTATCCCCCTCGGAAAAACGGGTGTGTAGTTGTTTGCTGACATGAACACTATACCACCCTTTTTTCCGGCGCGCAAGGTGAAATTTCACGATTGGAGGTGAATCAAGTGCGGATCAAGGAGTACCGCGAGCGCACCGGCATGACGCAGGAGGCGCTGGCGGACAAGCTGAACGTCGACCGGTCTGTGATCAGCTACTGGGAGCGAGGCAAGGCGACGCCCTGCAAGAAGCACCGCGCCATGCTGTGCGCCATTTTGCAGTGCACGGAAATGGAGCTGATGAGCGACGCTGCTCACTGAGGTCAGCATAGCGGAGAAAGGAGGAGTTGTCCATGGCAAGGGACGGCGGAAACATCTACCAGACCGCCCGGAAAGCGGCGGGTCTGACGCAGGAGGCCGCGGCGGAGCGGCTGGCGGTCAGCGACACCAGCATCCGCGCCTACGAGTCCGGAGAGCGGCTGCCGGGCGACGACATCGTGGCGCGGATGTGCGCGGTGTACAACGTACAGTATCTGGGCTTGCAGCACCTGCAGCTGAAGACGGCGCTGCTGCCGGACTGCGTGCAGGAGGCGCGGCCGGAGCCGCTGCCGGTGGCGGTGATCAAGCTGGTACGGCGGGTGATGCGCTTCGCGGAGGCGCACCGCAGCGACCAGCTGATGGAGATCGCCGAGGACGGCGTCATCAGTGACGGCGAGCGGGCGCTCTTTGAGGAGATCGCCTGCGAGCTGGGGGATATCGTGCAGGCCGCACTGGCCTTGCAGTACGCAGAGGAGGTGCAGTGATGCCCCGGACGATTTTGAGCGCGAAGACAGACGCCGCCAAGGACATGGCTGTCCGTATCAAGGCGCAGGCCTACGCCCTGCACGGCGGTCTGGACGGCATGGCACGGGCGGCGGGCATGAGCCGCAGCACCATCTATGCCCGGATCAAGGACCTGCCCAGCTGTTCCGGCAAAGAGATCGCGGCTATCGCCAAGGCGGCGCGTATCCCCAAGGACGAGCTGTTCGCGGTCTGGGCAAAGGCTTGCTGAGGAGGTGGCGAGCGTGACAACATGGTATTGCCTGGATCTGAAATACCCGGGCTTATACCTCCGGCCGGGCGAGATGGTGGTGGTGCGGCTGGGCTCCCTGAGCTTCCGGGAGGCCACCTACCGCGTGGGGTACTTCGCCACGGATCCCCGAGAGCCGGGCGCCCGGAAGCTGTGGTTTTACCGGAGCGGCGGCGGCATTGAGGATCCCGCCCGCTGGAAGAAATACTACACCGACATCCGCTTCATGCCGCTGGATACGCCGGAGGGAGGTGTGATCTGTGGATAGCTGGGCAATGGCGGTGCAGTACATCTGCGCGGCAGCCGGTGCGGCGGCCGTCGTCCGATGGGTGGACGGCTGCCGCAGGGCGCAAAAAAAGAACCGCCCTCTGGGTGGAGCCAGAAAGCGGTTCAGTGAGTTGAAGCGCACGCGCTTCATACGAGCAAGATGGTTATACCAGAGCCGGGAGGCTTTTACAAGGGGGTAAGGACTGCCATGAGTAAAAAAATTGAACAGCCCGCCTATTGGGGTGTGATCCCCGCCCCGGTGCGGTATGACGACCGCCTCCCTGCCAACGCGAAGCTGCTGTACGGCGAGATCTCCGCATTGTGCGACCGGAAGGGCTTCTGCTGGGCGAAGAACGACTACTTCGCGGAACTGTACGGATGGTCGGCGGACACGGTGACGCGGCTGATCCGGAAGCTCCGGGACGCGGGCTATCTGACGGTGGAGATGGTGCCCACGGCCACCGGCAGCGAGCGGCGGATCTTCGCCGGTGTTTGCACAAGGGGTGTCGGAAAAAATGCCGAGACCCCTCTCGGCAAAAAAGTCGGGGGGGTGTCGGCAAAAAAGTCGACCCCCCACAATATAAGAACAGATAACTATAATATAACCCCCATACCCCCATTGGGGGCAGGTGTGCAAAAACGTGTGCACAAGGGTGTGCCGCGGGAGCAGCCGGACTGGAAGCCGGAGCGCTTCGCGGGGATGTGGAGCTACTACCCGGCCAAGGGGCGGCGGAACAAGCAGCGGGCCATGGACGCCTGGGACAAACTGAAACCGGACGACGCACTGATCGCCCGGATCGGGCGGGCGCTGGAGAAGCTGCTGGCCACGGAGGAGTGGCAGCGCGGCATTGGCATCCCCCACGTGGCCACGTTCCTGAACGGGCAGAGGTGGAAGGACGCCGACGAGCTGGACTCGCCCTCCCCTGCCGTGTCGGCATCCACCCGTGTGCAGGAGAGGAAGGGTGACTACGAGATATGACAACGGACAGTCCGATCCAGTCCCAGCGGCTGGCGACGGCGCAGGCCGCCGTGCTGGGCGCGATGCTGATCGACGCGGACTGCATTGCCGATGTGCTGGCAGATACGTCGGAGGCTATGTTTGTGTCGTCGATCTACCGCACGGTGTACGGCTGCATCCGGCAGTTGTTTCAGGAAGCGCAGCCGGTCGACCCCGTGACGGTGGGCGCGGCGCTGAAGGAGCGCGCCGGACAGGACTACGGCGAGCTGTTGGTGCAACTGATGGACGTGACGCCCACCAGTGCCAACGTGGGCTCCTATGTGGAGATCCTCAAGCGAGAGAGCATCGTGTGGCGGCTGCGGAGCATCGGTGCGGCTCTGGCGGAGACGGAAGATCTTCCGGCGGCGGAAAAGCTGGTGGAGAAGGCCAACGCCGCCATGAGCCTGAAGTCAGGCGTGGAGGTCTGGGACATGACCCAGATGTGGGAGAACTTCTCCGCCCGCCATGAGAAGACGGAGAAGCCGGAGTACATCCGCTGGGGCTATGACTTTATCGACGAGCGGGTATACACCACGCGAGGCGACTACTGCGTCATCGGCGGATACCCCAGCGCCGGAAAGACGTGTCTGGCGCTGGGCATGGCCATGAAGATGGCGGAGCGGTACCGGGTGGGCTTTTTCTCCTTTGAGACGGACAAAGCCAAGCTGTCCGACCGCATCTTGTCCGCCAAGGCCATGATCGACCTGAGCGACATCAAGCAAAACAAGCTGGGCGAAAAGGAGTGGGAGGAGCTGGCATACGCGGCGTCCAGTCTGAGCAGGACTGGCCTGCAGATCATGCAGTGCAGCGGCTTCACCGTGGCGGACATCCAGTCCGTAGCGCTGTCCCGGCACTATGACGTGGTGTTCGTCGACTACCTGCAGCTCATCGAGGCGGACGGACGGAAGGGCTGGAGTCGTCCGGAGGAGGTCAGCTCCATCAGCCGCGGCCTGCAGCGGATGAGCCACGAGCACGGCATCACGGCGGTGGTGCTGTCCCAGCTGACGCCGGACGCCGGGCGGAAAAAGACCGAGGCACCGACCATGTATGACCTACGCGAGAGTCGACAGATCACTATGGACGCGGACGCCATCTTCCTGCTGTATCTGGAGGATCCGGAGGACCGCTCCGGGGCGCGCGTCCTGAAATGCGACAAAAACAAGGACGGACAGGCTGGCTGGTATAAGGTGATGCAGTTCCAGGGCCGCATCCAGAGCTTTCGTCCCATGCCGAAGCCGGTGGCAAAGGCGGCGCCGCTTCCGGCGCAGATCAGCTTCCGCGAAATTAAAGACGACGGCGACGCGCTGTTCTGAGAGGAGGGCCTATGCAGGCAGGCGACAAGGTTACATACGTTCCCTTTGTGCTGCGCTACGCCAAGGACACGGAGCTGCGGGCGCCCAGCGTCGCGGCGCCGGTGCTCTGGGTGCATCCGGAGGGACGCTTTGCGGTGGTGGAACGCAGCACGGGGCGGTACAGGTATCGGGAAAGCATCCCGTGCAGAAAAACGAAAAAGTGAGGTACGAGCAACATGAAAACCATAGCGATCATGAACTTGAAGGGCGGCGTGGGGAAAACTGTCACGGCCATCAACCTGGCGGACGCCCTACGGCGCGCCGGCAGGCGGGTAGTCCTGGTGGACTGCGACGGGCAGATGAGCCTGACGCGGTTCTACTTCCCGGACATCGACCCGGACAACGCCGCCACGGTGGCGGATGTGCTGGAGGGCGAGGCAGAGCCCGTGTGGAGCGACAGCACCATCCCCGTGGACGTCGGTGGCCTTGTGCAGCTGCTTCCGGCATCCAGCGCCCTGTACGGGCTGGATGTGCGGGCGCTGAAAAGCAGCATCCACAGCATCAGCTCCCTGCGGGACTTCCGTGACGCGGCGGCGGTCGACGGCATGGACTACATGATCTTTGACTGTCCTCCCGGCTTCACGGCGGCGAGCTGCGCCGCCCTGATGGCGGCGGATGAGGTGGTCGTCCCCATGGTGGTGGATGGTTTCTCCGTCTGGGGCGTCAGCGACATGGCGGCGCAGATCAACAGCATGAGGGCTGCCAACCCCGCTATCAGGGTGGCGGGTGTCCTGATCTGCCAGTGGCACAACAGCGAAGTGGTGCGGCAGGGCGAGGCGCTGCTGCGTGGTCTGAGCCTGCCGGTGTTCACGTCGGTGATTCGTCGGACGGAGAAGGTGCCGGAGAGCACGTTCTCCCGGCAGCCGGTCATGGACTACAGCCCCCGCAGCGCGGCGGCAGCTGACTACCGTGCGTGGGTTTGGGAATATCTGGCGGAAGGGGGTGCGGACCGTGGCGAAGTTTGACATGGGCGAGTTTGCCAAGACGCTGGCGCAGCCGGTGTCCGAGTCGGGCACAGGGCGGGAGCAGATCGAGTACATCGATGTGGATCTGCTGGACAGTGACCCTGGAAACTTCTATGCTCTCCGCGATCTGGATGATCTGGCCGCCAACATTGCCACCATCGGCCTCCAGCAGCCCATCCGGGTGCGCGCCGGCGAAGGCGGTCACGTGGTGATCGTCTCCGGACACCGGCGCGCAGCGGCCATCCGAAAGCTGGTGGCAGAGGGACGGACAGATCTGCGGGAAGTGCCGTGCATCCGGGAGTCGGACGACGCGTCTCCGGCGCTGCGGGAGCTGCGCTTGATCTACGCCAACAGCAGCACCCGCGATCTGACCGCGGCAGAGCTATCTCATCAGGCGGAGAAGGTGCGGGAGTTGCTTTACCAGCTGCAGGAGGAGGGTTTTGACTTTCCTGGTCGAATGCGGGATCATGTGGCCGAGGCCTGCAAAATCAGCAGGAGCAAGCTGGCGCGGCTGGAGAAGATTCAGAAGGGGCTGGCCTCGTGCTACCGCGACGCATGGGAGGCTGGGGCGCTGCCAGAGGACACGGCGGACGCGCTGGCCGGCCTGTCCGAGGAGGTTCAGGAGCGTATCAAGAGGGTTTGCCCGAAGAAAGCGCCAACGGCAAACGCTATCCGCGAGATGGGAGAGCGGCTGGGGTATAATAGCTACGGCTACTACGCAGCAGCTTTTCGATGCCCAGACGCCGGGGCCTGTACCCATCAGGACAATTTCTTTCGCCATGATTTAACATGCAGCAGCTGGGAGCGCTGCGGAGGGCAAAGGTGCTGCCTGACCTGCAGCGCGGGAGGTAAGCATAGCCCCGGCGGCTGGTCTGGGCGCATGTGCCCGGATATGTGTGCGGCGGCAAAGGCCGCCTTTGAGAAGGCAAAAGCGCGCGCCGAGGCCAAAGCGGAGCGGGAGAAACAGAGCGAGAGAAGCGCCGTCGTGACCAAGGCGCAGGCGGTCGCGCAGCGGATCGTGCGGGCTGCGGATGCCGCGGGTCTGGCGGGTGATGCGAAGATCGTCGGCAGCTATGGCGGCGGCTTCAGCGTCGATACACTGCGAGGCATCTCCCGCGGCGATGTGCCAGATGGCGCGAGAAATGTGGACTTGAATGATATCACACCCTACCGCACGACGGAGCTCGTCAAGAACGCCAAGACGCTGCACTGCTCTGTGGATTATCTGCTGGGGCTGACGGATGAGATCAGCTCCACGGCCGCCGTTTCCGGACAAGTCGCGCTTGCCGCGTGGATGCCCGGCGGCACGACGCCGGCAGAGCCGTGTGACGTGGTGGCGGAATTTGACCTGAGCGGCGACGGCGAGCTGACATCCCGCTCGCTCTGCCGGTGGGATGGCGAGGCATTACGGTTTGGGAAAAGCAAAGACAAGATCGAGTTGCGTGTCGTCCGGTGGCTGGCGCTGCCGGAGGTGGAAAAGGAGGACGAGAACGATGATTAACGTGAAGATCGACAAGGGCGTAAGCACCATGACGTTTGCCGGAAGTGGGCTGGAGGTTGCCGTTGAAATCGGTGTGATGGTTCACGGGCTGTATACGCAGCTGTACCACCGCGCCGGCCCTGCGATAGCGAAGGGCTGCAAGGAAGTTTTGCGGGATATGTTGACCCGAGAGGATTCTCCTGTGTGGGATGTGAATCTGGACAAGAACGCGGGGCATTCTTTCTTCCTGGAAGGCGATGCGGCGGCAGCTATGACGGAGCGTTTGAGACGCTCTGAGGGGGGGCGGCAGCGTGACGAAAATTGACCTGACCAAGGCGCAGTGCGCTGAGCTGGCGAACTACCTGCGAGGCGTCCTGAACAACGGCATGGGCGCAGGCAGCTTTGACAAGATCGAGATGCTGGTGCTGGCACGCCGCGCCTTGGCGGCTGCGGAGGAGCTGCCAGAGGTGCCTCGCACCGTCGCCCGCGGGCCGGCCGCGCGGAAACCACAGCCAGAAGGCGCCTCGGCGGCCGGCTCTCCGGCTTCGGAGGCGGCGCAGCTGAAGCGCGACACGTTGGAGCGTCTGACGGCCTACCGGAAGAAGGATGGTCTGAACAGTCTGGCGCCGCTGGCAGCGGCCTGCGGAAAGGTGGACGGGAAGGTGATCAGTGCGGAGCTTCTGGCTCGGATGCTGAACCGGGAGCGCTTCCCGGTGGCGATCTGGCGGGAGGTGGCCGCCGCGTTGGACAAGGTGGAGCGGAAGAAAGGAGCGGATGCAGATGGTGAAGACGACTGATCTGGTGGCTGATCTGAGAGTGTGTCTGCGCGGCGAATGTTCGGCCTGCGGTCACGAGTGCGGTAACGCTGATTGCCTGGACCGCATCATGGAGGACGCCGCCGACCGGCTGGATGAGCTGGTGGAGCGCTGCGCCCGGTACGCCGAGGAGATCGCGGTGCTGCGGGGGAAGGTGAATGCATGATCGTTGTGCGAGTATACTTGAAGTCCGGGCAGCGCTTTGATGTCTGTGCAGAAAACGTCAAATGTAAGTATAACGGGTTGACGGGCGAGCTCACATCCTTCAACTACACTGGTGCCGTATCAGGAATCCCAATATATCTCGACATCGGGGAGGTTGAAGCCGTTGTGCAGCTGAAGGCTGGCGGAGGTGACGATGATGAGAGCGAAGAAGTGTGACCGCTGCGGCAAGTTCTACGATCATTATGACGGGTGTTCGCGGTTCAGTGGCGGCTGCAAAGCGAATGCTTTGTTTCTGATTGATCGAGATCTGGATAAGAAGTATTGGTCGAGAAAAACCTACGATTTATGTCCTGCATGTATGGGGGAATTCGAGACATTCATTCGCGGCGGTGCTGTTTCCGCCGCCGAAAAGGAGGAAATGTGATGGAACGACTGACGAAAAGGATTGCGGGCGTTGTTGTCTATGTCGGAACAAGAAACCCCTACTCTAATGGACAAATCCCCTGTGAGGTTGACTCTGCGGGTGTCCGAGAGATGATGTACCGCCTTGCCGCCTACGAGGACAGCAGGTGTGCGCCGGAGGAAGTTTTGCCGAAAGATAAGGCAGACGAGATTGCACTGAAGCTTATGCGGCTTGCTGATTTGGAAAGTCTTTGCGGCATCGACCGCCTGCGGGAGCTGGCCGAGGCCGACAAGGACGGGCGCGTGGTGGTGCTGCCGTGCAAGGATTGGCTCGACGTTGTTTTTGGAGATCAAGTTTTGTTTTGGGGAATTGACAAGAGCTGCATGGAGAACCCAATCAGGGAGATTTCCGTGGATGACGCTGAACGCATCACGTGGTACGGCGGATATAAAACCGTATACCTGAAAGGCACGGACGAAAACGGAGAAGCATGGGAGTTTTATCCGGAAGAAATCGGCAAGACGGTTTTCCTGACACGCGAGGAGGCGAAGAAAGCGCTGGAGGCGATGAGGGAGGAGGAAGTGACGTGATAGAGAAGAGCGACCTGGTCTGTCCATGGCTCCCGTCTACTCTGGTGAGTGATGACGGAAGCCGCGTAACGGCGCTGGCGGGCTGCTATGAAGAACGGTGTCCATATTGGGGAATCGTCGACATGGTGAAAGGCGCCGACGGCAAGTCTCAATCCGTTGTGGGATGCCGCCGCGTGAACGAGGCGCTTTGTAATGAGTGACCGCGAGTTGATCGCCGCGCTGCGGCGGCTGAAGGTGGAAACCGGGAGTCTGGTGTGCGTAGGCTGCGGCTATGAGCACAACTGCGGCATCCATGGGTGCGCAATTCTGCGAAAAACGATCGCATGGCTGGAAAAGACGCTGGCAGAGGACAGGCCCAGCAGCGTCATGGAGTACCGTGATGAGCGCTAAGGTGAACCCGCGGCGGGTACCTCGGACAGAGGCCGACGTGGCGGCCGCCTACACGAAGGGCGTCACCGAGGGCCTGAATCGCGGCATCGAGCTGATGCTGTATGTGCTGATCGACAAGCACGACGCGCCGATGGAGGACGTGCAGCAGCTGGCCGCGGAGCTGAACCACGCCGCCGAGTGCGTGGCGGAGGGGTACGTCACCTGGGCCGGCGTGCGGCGCATACTGAAGGAATACAACGTGGAGGTAGAGTTGGTATGATGGGCATTGTGGAGTCGGCCGAAGTCCTGAGGGCGTATCTGGATGAGTCTGCTGCGTGCGTTCCGCCCAAGGTCTACGGAGCCATATCCGCGGCAGTGGTCGTGATGGATGCTGTGAGCAAAGCGATTGATGCGGCGCAGTGTGTTATGGCGGACAGCTTACAAGCGGTTTGCGCGGAGGCTCAAGATGGACGGTGAAGGACGCTGGATCTGTATCCGGCAGCGGGCAGGCCCGCTGGTGAAGGAGCAGCGTGCTGTCCGGCCGCGGCTCAGCCAGTACGACAGCCCGTATGAGCGGGCGGAGAAAAATAAAATCCTCCGCCCGCCGCGGGACTCCGGCGTCTGCCGGACGCGCATGGATCGCTTGGAGCTATTGCTGGCGCTTTTCGGCTTTGATGGGTGGAGCTACACGCTGACTTTTGACGAGGCGCATCTGCCACCCAGCTTTGCAGAGGTCCGATTGTGCTGGCGCCGATTGCTTTACCAGATGAAGAAGTGGCATGACGGTGTGACGCCTGACTATGTTTATCTCATCGAGGGGCGCCATGGGGACCATCGTTACCACATGCATCTCACGGTGCGATACAACGACTTCCCGCCCATGATCATGGAAGATCTGTGGAAACAGGGGTACATCATCTCGTCGCAGCCCCTGCTGCTGGGCGCATTTGACAGCTACCGGCGCACTGCCAGATATTACTGCAAGGAGCACAGCGACGGCATCGTCATCCCGATCGATGCCAGGACGTGGGTGGCATCGCGCAGCCTTGCGCGGCAGTTGCCACCGCCTGAATACTTTCGATCTGATTCGGGCCGCATTGAGATTCCGGACGATTGCCGGGTGTGCGGCCGGTATACGGTGGATAACGGGTTTGGCCACTATCAGTATGGATGGTACATTGAGCAGGATCCTCTCCATCCGACTGTGATAGACGGGAAGCGTATGCCGCATCAAGGCGGTTTCGGTATGTACTAAATAGTAAATGTAACTTGTGATATAGTTGAACAAATCACGAAAAGGAGGAAAAAGTATTGCGTGCCGAAGGGAATCATGGTAAACTGTTAGCAGTGAAGGACGGTTTCCTCGTCTGCCCGCACTGCCGCTACAAGAAGATGCAGCGTGTGCCGCTCAGGACGACGGCGCGGTGGCTGCCGGTGTGGTGCCCCAAGTGCAAGCACGAGGTCATCGTGGATATCGAACAAGGCCGGAGCTTTGAAAGCCGGAGCCAGTGATCAGCGCGAAGTGCGCGTGGTCGTTGGTTCCGGCTTTTTGTTTTTCTCCGGTGCCGTGGAGGTGATAGCCCGTGGTGGAGAAGCCGCTCCGGCCCTGCCGGGACTGTAAACGGAGATCATCCTGCATATCGAGCAAGAGGCCGGAGCGTTGAACGCCGGAGCCCATGATTAGACACCACACGTTGGTGCTGCGTCATGGTCTCCGGCGTTTTTGTTTTGCCGCGAGGTGATAGCCGCGAGCCGGAACGCCGGAGACGAAGACGGGAGGAGCGCATGGGAATTTCAGCAAGCAGGCTCGCGGAACTGCGCGGGCTTCTCGATGCGGGGTCGGAGCATGAGTTCTACTCCTGGCCGGAGTGGCGGCGGCTGCGCCGGGAGGTGCTCGAGGTTGATAACTGCGAGTGCCAGGAGTGCAAGCGGCGCGGCGTGTACTCCAAGGCCAGTATCGTCCATCACGTCAGGCATTTGCGCGATCGTCCCGACCTGGCGCTGTCCGTCTACGATGGCGATTCCCGGCAGCTGGAGGCCGTCTGCAAGCGTTGTCACGAGGAGCTGCATCCGGATAGCCAGCGGCAATACGCGCCGTCTGCGCCGCCTCTGACGCCGGAGCGGTGGGACTGACCCCCCCTCGAAAAAACGCCCCTCGCGTCTTTGTTGCTACTCGCGGGGGTCCAAGACATTCCAGCGATTTCCGCGTCTGCGCGGTGCCGCGCTGCGCGTGGGCGCGAGGATCGCCGGGCAATTCCAGAATGAACTGCGGTTTTGCGGGGCGGGCAGCCCCGGAAGTACTCTTCTCCTTTTTCCTCGGCTCGGGCGGCTCGTCCGCCCGTCCCGCAAAGCCGCAGAAGAATGCCTCGGGCTGGTCAGCCGAAGGCCTGCGCTGGATGCGCGGGGTATTGACGCAGGCTGGCTGGCCTGAGGCGGGCGCGGTGTCCGAATCGGGCACGGGAGGTGACTTTATGCGAATCGAGAATAGGCGGCTGGCGGAGCTGACGCCGTATCGCGCCAACGCCAAAAAGCACGACGCCGCGCAGGTGGCTAACGTGGCGGAGAGTATCCGCCAGTTTGGCTTTGTGCAGCCGGTCGTGGTAGACCGGGACGGCGTGATCGTCATCGGGCACTGCCGCGCCCTGGCGGCGGAGAAGCTGGGTATGGTCGAGGTGCCCTGCGTCTGCGTGGATGATCTGACCCCGGAACAGGTGAACGCCCTGCGCCTTGTGGACAATAAGACCAACGAGAGTCCGTGGGATCTCGACCTGCTGGCCGCCGAGCTGCCAGAGCTGGATCTGTCGGCGTTTGATTTCGAGTGGGGGCTTCAGGCGCAATTAAACGATGAGGTCATTGAAGATGACTATAGTCCCGCTCCTCCCGCAGAGCCTCGGAGTAAGCAGGGCGAGATATACCAGCTGGGTCGACATCGCCTGATGTGCGGAGACAGCACGTCTCTGTCTGACGTACAGAAGCTTGTGGGGGGGGCACAGGTGGACCTGCTGCTCACGGACCCTCCGTACAACGTCGACTATCAGGGCGCCGCCGGGAAAATGGCGAATGATCACATGAGCTCTGCAGCGTTTAGGAGCTTTCTCACCGCCGCTTTCTCCGCCGCGGCGAAGGTCATGAAACCTGCCGCACCGTTTTATGTCTGGCACGGCGAGTCTGAGGGCTACAACTTTCGCGGTGCATGCATAGACTCGGGGCTGGTTCTGCACCAGTGCTTGATATGGGTAAAGTCTCAGCTTGTACTGGGTCGCTCTGACTTTCAACCGCGCCATGAGCCTTGCTTGTATGGTGAGCTCGAGACAGACGACGAAGCGCAGCCGTGTCTGTACGGTTGGACAAAGGGCGGCAAGCACTACTTTTTCAAAAATAGGCGGCAGACGACCGTGTTGAATTTTGACAAGCCCGTAAAATCTGCGGAGCACCCGACGATGAAGCCGGTGAAGCTGTTTGACTATCAGATGCAGTGCTCCAGCAGGGAAGGCGATGCGGTGCTTGACTTGTTTGCTGGCAGCGGTACAACGATCATCGCGGCGGAGCAGAACGGGCGGCGGGCTTACTGCATGGAGCTCGATCCTAAATACGTGGATGTCATCATTGACCGGTGGGAGAAGTTCACGGGCAGAAGGGCTGTGTGTTTGAGCGAAAAGGAGGTGTAATGATGGCGCATCATCGGGAACTGGACCGAAAGCAATTTGAGAGCCTGTGCTGCATGCAGTGCTCTGTGGAGGAATTGTGCGGTTGGTTTGGCTGTGATGAGGCAGCTTTGAACGCCTGGTGTATGGACACCTACGGCGAGGACTTCCGGAGCGCGTTTGACCGGTTGGCTATGATGGGGCGCATTGCTCTGCGCCGCGACCAGGTCGCCGCAGCAAAGAAAAACGTGTCCATGGCGCGGCATCTGGAGGCGCAGCGGGCGGGTCATGACGCGCCTCCGCAGAAGCGGAAGAACTACCGCCTGACGGACGCCTATAAGGAAATCCGGCAGTCGATGCTGCAGAACCTGATCGAAAGGGATCTTGACGGTGATGTGTACCGGGATAAGGTGCAGGAATACATGGACTTCTGGGTGCGGCGGCAGGAGCTGCGGGACGACATCGCCCGGCGCGGGCTGACCGTCACGGATGACCGGGGGCGGTTGATGGAAAACCGCAGCGTGTCGTTGGAGATCCAGGTCTCCCGCCAGATGCTGGCGATCTTCACCACGCTGGGATTTAAGGAGGACGCTTTGGCGGCTGCCGCCCGGGGCGATGACGACGATGAGCTGTGAGATCCCCGCGGAGGTTCTGCGCTATATCGAGATCGTCGAGTCCAATAATCCCCGCGCCTGTCCCGAGCAGCACGCCCTGGTGGCGATGATCCGCCGTGTGTTCGATACGGAGGACATCTACGTGGACACAGAGCAGCTGCGCCGGTACCTGAGCCTGCTGCGCTATTTCCCCTATGAGCGGCTGTTCCCGTGGGAGGAATTCCTTCTCGCGCTGTGGGACTGCACCTACCGCGCCGACGGACGACCACGGTGGAAAAAGCTACTCTGCATGGTGGGGCGCGGTGCAGGCAAGGACGGTTTCATCGCTTTCGACGGCGCATGTTCCATCTCCCCTTACAATCCCGTGAAGAACTACAACGTGGACGTGTGCGCCAACAACGAGGAGCAGGCGGTCACGCCGGTGAAGGATCTGCTCGAAGTCCTTGAGTCCCCCAAGTGGGAATCGAAGCTCAACAGGCACTATTACCACACCAAAGAGATGGTGCAGGGTCGGAAGAACAAGGGCGTAATGAAAGGGCGCACCAACAACCCGAAGGGGCGGGACGGTATGCGCTCCGGCAAGGTCGTCTTTAACGAAGTCCACGCCTTCGAGAATTACAACAACTACAAGGTTTTTGTCACCAGTCTGGGCAAGGTCGGGCAGCCGCGCATCGGAATGTTCACATCGAACGGCGACGTGTCTGATGGCCCGCTGGATGACTTCATTGCCCAGGGGCGGCGGATCCTCTTCGAGAACGAAGCGGAGCCGGAGGGCGGCTATCTCCCGTTCATCTGCTGCCTGGAAAACCGGGAGCAAGTCAACGACCCGGAGAACTGGTTCATGGCAAACCCGTCGCTGTCCTATGTCCCCCACCTGCGGCAAGAGATTGAGGAGGAATATGCGGACTGGCTGGTTAACCCGGAGCAGAACGGAGACTTCTTGACAAAGCGGATGGGCATCCGCGCCGGGCAGTTGGAGATCAGCGTGACGGACTATGCCAAGGTCAAGGCGACCAACCGGCCGCTGCCGGATCTCCGCGGGAAGTCCTGCGTGGCCGGCATCGACTACGCGGAGATCAACGACTGGGCGAGCGTCAATCTGCACTTCCGTGTGGGCGCGCAGCGTTATGACATCAGCCATTCGTGGATCTGCTTGCAGAGCCGGTCGCTCTCCCGCATCGTCGCCCCGTGGCGAGCTTGGGCGGAGGCGGGAAAGCTGACGGTGGTGGACGATGTGAGCATCGACCCCAACCTCCTGGCGGACTACCTGAAGGAGATGGGCTTGAAGTACAACATCGTCAAGCTGTCGATGGACCACTTCCGCTGGCCGCTGGTGAGCGACGCCATGCGGCGCATCGGCTTTGACGCCAGGGACAAGAACCGCGTGAAGCTGGTTCGACCCAGCGACATCATGCAGGTCGACCCTGTGATCCAGGAATGCTTTGACCGCGACCTGTTCGCATGGGGCGACAACCCGCCCCTGCGCTGGGCGGTAAACAATACCAAGCGAGTACGCAGCGGCCAGCGTGCCGGTACGAATACAGGAAATTTCTATTACGCCAAGATCGAACCGAAGAGCCGGAAGACGGATCCGTTCATGGCTCTGGTGGCATCTATGACCGAGGAGGCGGTGCTTGGCACCGGAGAGCCGGTGAAGCTGCCGCCCATCGGCGCGATCCGGCTATAGGAGGTGGGCAATGGCACTTAATTTTTGGAAGTGGCTCGCCGGAGGTAAGGCTCGCTCTCCCACTACAGTGGAGATCACGTGCCGCGATCTTCTGGCGGCGGCGCAGGAGTTTCAGCTGCGGGATACCTGCTTCTGGATCTGCGCAAACATGATCGCCAACGCCGTCGGGCGTTGCGAGTTTCGAACCTTCCGGGACGGAAAGGAGGTTCGAGAGCGCGAACACTATCTCTGGAATGTGGAGCCGAACGTGAACCAGAACTCCACGGCGTTCCTGCACAAGTTGGTGGCAAAGCTGCTGGTGGACAACGAGGTGCTGGTCATCGGTACCCGGCAGCGGGAGGGCTATGACACGCTGGTCGTGGCGGACAGCTATATGACCGGCGGCAGCTATCCCAGCAAGCAGAATGAGTACACAAGCGTGCAGGTGGGCGATGTGTCCTACGAGAAGACCTTCCGCGAACGGGAAGTCCTGCATCTTACGCTGAACCACATGAACATCGGACCGGTTCTGGATGGATTGTGCGGCTCCTATGTGCGGCTCATCAATGCCGCCATGCGGCGGTATGCGTGGGACAAGGGCCAACACTGGAAAGTCCACGTGAGTCAGCTGGCCTCCGGCGCGGATGACTTCACGCAGAAGTTCTCGCAGATGATCGAGGAGCAGGTGAAAACCTTCCTCGACTCTGATGGAGCAGTCTTGCCGGAGTTTGAAGGCTACGCCTATACGAACGAGGGCGGAAAGGCTGCCGTAGATCTGTCGGACATCCAGAGCCAGATGAAGGACATCTTCGCGTTCACAGCGAAGGCGTTCCAGATCCCGGCGGTTCTGGTGGATGGCAGCATCCAAGGCACGGAGGACGCGCAGGGCCGGTTCCTGACCGGCTGCATCGACCCCATCTGCGACCAGCTGCAGGAGGAGATCAACCGCAAGCGGTACGGCTACGACCGGATCCAGCGCGGCGACTATCTCCGCATTGATACCAGCAGCATCCGCCACTTCGATATGTTCGCCAACGCGGCGAACGTGGAGAAGCTGGTCGGCTCCGGAGTGTTCTCCATTAACGAGGTCTTGCGGGCGGCGGGTCTGCCCGCCATCTCGGAGGATTGGGCGGACAAGCACTATCTCACAAAAAATATTGCAACGCTGGGCGCGGAAACCTCTGTGCTCGGTGGCGCGGAAGGAGGAAACGCATGAAGAAACCCCTTTGGGAAATCAAGCAGGCTGCGGAGGGTGTTCTGCAGCTCTACATCTACGGCGACGTAGAGGGCGAGGAGTTCGATTGGGAGAGCTGGCGGTACGTCCAGAGCGACAACAGCGCGGAGCACTTCCGTGAAGAGCTGGCAAAGCATCCCGACGTGTCGCGCATCGAGATCTTCATCAACAGCTACGGCGGCAGCGTCTTTGAGGGTACGGCAATCTACAACCAGCTAAAGCGTCACCCGGCGCGGAAGGTGGTACACGTGGACGGCTTCGCCTGTTCCATCGCCTCTGTGATCGCCATGGCGGGCGACGAGGTGATCATGCCGCGCAACACCCTGATGATGATCCATAACGTGTGGATGTGTGCCTGCGGCAATGCCACGGAGCTGCGGAAGGCGGCGGATGACCTGGACGTCATCAATGCTGCGGATCGGCAGGCGTATCTGCAGAAGGCCGGCGACAAGCTGACGGAGGAGCGTTTGTCGGAGATGATGGACGCGGAGACATGGCTTACCGCTGAGCAGTGTGTTGAGCTCGGTCTTGCGGATCGGCTTGCCGACACCGACGCTGACATGAGCGGCGCGTCCACCATCCTACAGAAGATGAATGCCGGCATGGAGCAGCATCTCCGGTATCAGAAGTCGCTGGCGGCGCAGCTCCGCGACCTGGCAGCGGCACCCTCGGTGCCTGCGCCCGCTAAGAATCCCCAGGGCGGCGGAAGCCCTGAAAAAAATAACAAAGTTCTCGGATTGTTTTCTTGAGAATCGAAAGGAGAAAAAGAATGAACAACAATGACATTCGCACCCGCGAGGAACTGCGGCAGGCTCTCCAGCAGGCTGCCGTCTCCGGCGACACCGGCGCGTTCTCTTCCGTTCTGGACGAGATGATGCAGCGCATCGGTCTGGACATTCAGGCCGAGTACGAGCAGCGGTTTGATGACCTGCGGCAGGAAGTCGATTCCCGCATCCTCGCCCAGCGCGGCGTCCACCAGCTGACCAGCGAGGAGCGCAGTTACTACCAGAAGCTGTCTGCGGCTATGCTCTCTCCCGACCCCCGGCAGGCAGTCACCGGTCTGGATGAGGCGCTGCCCAAGACGGTGATTAACTCCGTCTTTGACGAGCTGCAGACGGCGCATCCCCTGCTGAGCCGCATCAACTTCCGCGCCACCGGCGGCGCCGCCGAGATCATGGTAAACACCAACGGCTACGAGGAGGCCGTGTGGGGCGACCTTTGTGACGACATCGTCAAGGAGCTGACCGCTGGCATCAAGAAGATCCCCACCACGCTGATGAAGCTGTCCGCGTTCCTGTCTGTCTGCAAGGCGATGCTGGAACTTGGCCCGGAGTGGCTGGACAACTTCGTCCGCCAGACTTTGTATGAGGCACTGAGTAATGGCGCGGAGGCTGGCTACGTCGCCGGCGACGGCAACAAGAAGCCTATCGGCATGATCCGTCAGGTGGGCGACGGGGTCACCGTCACCGGCGGTGCGTACCCTGAGAAGCCTGCCATCAAGGTGGACGACCTGTCTCCCCGCACCGTGGGGAATCTGCTGTCCATTATGGCGGCTGACCCTAACGGCAAGCCTCGCCGTGTCCGTGATGTGATCCTGCTGGTGAACCCCCAGGACTACCTGCAGAAGGTCATGCCCGCCACCACGCTGATGGCTCCGGACGGTACCTACCGGAATGATGTCCTGCCCTATCCCATGGACATTATCCAGACCCACGCTCTGCCCCGCGGCAAGGCTGTCATCGGCATCGCCTATCGCTATCTGGCACTGGCGGGCACCTCCCCCGAGGGCCGCATCGAGTACAGCGACCACTACCGCTTCCTGGAGGACGAGCGTGTCTACCTGATCAAGGCCTACGCCAATGGCATGCCTCTGGATAACAACGCCTTCCTGGTGCTGGACATTTCCGGCCTGACGCCTGCTACCTACAAGGTGACGCAGGTAGATCCTCCCGCAGCGTCTACCGACGCCACGCTGACCGCTCTGACCGTGGGCGATCTGGCTCTGACCCCCGCGTTTGCCTCCGACACGCTGACCTACACCGCGGACGCCACCAACGCGTCTGATGTGGTGACCGCTGTGCCCGGCAACGCTGCGGCTGCCATGAAGCTGACCGTGAACGGCACCGAAATCGACAACGGCACCGCCGCCACGTGGAAGACCGGCAGCAACACCCTGCAGGTCGTTGTGACTGCCGCTGACGGCACCACCACCAAGACCTACAAGGTCACCGTCACCAAGTCTTAACGGTGGCGGGCGCGGTGAACGCCGCGCTGCTGTCGTCCGTCAAGATCGCCTGCAACATCACCTGGAGCGATGGGGCTACGGATGCCAAGGTGTCCGACCTCATCGCCTCCGGGGAGGCGTACATTGATGGGAAGCTCGGCGCGGCTGGCGACTATGAGAACCCCGGGGAGCCGTTTACGCTGTTGAAGGAGTATGTCCGTTACGGCTTGAGTGACGCGCTGGATGTGTTCGAGACGAACTACCTGAACCGGCTGCTGGCCATGCAGAACGACAGGCAGGTGAAAAACTATGCGGAAGCTACCATTTCGCCCTGACGACCGGCAGGTCACGCAGCCCTACCGAGACGGCGTGGTCAAGATCTACACCATAACGGATGCCGCCCAGCCTGGGTACCAGCCCAAGCCTACGCCTACGCTGGTGGAAACGCTGTTCTACGCGGAGCGGCGCGTCGGCCTGCAGCGGTATTACAGCGGCAAGCAGGCGCAGGTGCAGGTGGAGCGCGTGATCCGGACGCAGACGCGCCCGTCGGTGAACCCCCAGTGCATCGCCGTCACGGAGGATGGCACGCAGTACGGCATCGAGCTGGTGCAGCAGCTGCAGGACGTCTACCCTCCGTCCATGGATCTGACGCTCGTCCGGATCGATCAGAAGTACGAGGTGCCCCATGAGTAGAAGACGAAATGTGCCCGAATCGGGCACCGACAGGACGCCCCTGTGGGCGCAGCGGATCATCGCGGCGCACCTGGCCGTGACCGACGCCGTCAGCCACGGCGGTCGCATCCAGTCTGACCGCTACCTTGTTTGGCAAGAGGATGGCGCGAACGACTTCGAGGCCGACAGCATCCATGCGGAAAAGGCTGTCACAGGCTCCACAGATCTGTTCACGAAGCAGGAGTTTGACCCGTGGCGGGATGAGCTGGAGGCCGCCTTCGACGCAGCGAAGATCGTCTGGAGCCTGAACAGCTGCCAGTTCGAGGAAGAAACCGGCTTCTGGCACTACGAGTGGGACTGGGAGGTGTTTGCCTGATGGCTACGTTTCAGTTCGGCGGCATCGACAACTACATCAAGCAACTGAACAAGCTGCAGCAGTCCACCAAGGACGGCGTGGTGGGCAAGACGGTCTATGCCGGCGCCGAGGTCGTGGCTGATTCGGTACGGCGCGCGATACAGGCTCTTCCTGTAGGCGACGGCCGCGCTCAGGGCGGCGGCCTGGTTGACACCGTCACCCTGCCGCAGAAGGCGGGGCTTCTGGATGGCTTTGGCATCAGCCGCATGAAGGATGATGCCGGGTTTGTCAACGTCAAACTTGGCTTTGATGGGTACAACTCCACCCGGACGGAAAAGTACCCGCGAGGACAGCCCAACGCGTTGATCGCCAGATCTGTCAACAGCGGCACTACCTTTCGGAAAAAGACGAAGTTTGTGGACAAGGCCGTAAACTCTGCCAAGAAGGCGGCGGAAGCGGCAATGGACGCGGCGTGCAGCCGCGAAATTGAAAAAATCATGAAATAGGAGGTGCTGCTATGAGCGCAGCAGGAAAGGTCTGTACGGGCTTCAGCAAGCCCTACGTGGCCAAGTATTCCAACGATGGCGGCGCGGTCACCTACAGCGGCGTCATGCAGCTGGCGCGTGGCGTCAGCGTATCCCTGTCCCTGAATACCACGGACGACAACACGTTCTACGCTGACAACATTGCCGCAGAGACCGCAGCGGCTGTATTCGCGGACGGCACCGCCACGCTGACCGTTGACGGGCTTCTGACGGCGGCGGAGAAGTTTGTCCTCGGCCTGCCCGAGGCCACCGAGATCCAGGCGAGCGGCGGCGCGGTGCAGGTCTCCCACTACGGCGACGGCATGGAGATCCCCTATGTGGGCATCGGCTTTGTCGTCCGCTACCAGAGTGGCGGCGTAGTGACCTACGCGCCCGTGGTGCTGACAAAGGCGCGGTTCCAGCAGCCCGGTCTGGATGCTGCTACGCAGGAAGAGTCCATCGAATGGCAGACGCAGGAGCTGACCGCCACGCTGATGCGCGATGACACCACCAACCACGACTGGAAACTGGTGGGAGCTGATCAGCCCACTGAGGCAGCCGCTGAGGCCGTCCTCAAGGCGATTTTGGGCGGCGCGGCGTAAGAGGAGGAGCCTATGCAGATCTACGGCAGAGAAGTGGGCTTCCGCTTCACGGTGGGCGCCTCTGCTAAGATATCCGACCTCTGCCCGGACGGCGATATCACCCGTCTGGGGGAGGTGCTGGAGGGGAGCTACGGCAAGGTGGTGCGGGACACAGCCGCAATTATCGTCGCCATGAGCGAAGGCTATGCGACGGCCCTCGCATTTGAAACCTTTGGCAGAGCGGACATCGGCGGAGACTGGAGACCTCCCCGGCCTCTGACGGTGGACGAGGTTTTGTCTTTGAGAGAAGGCGAGTTCATCCAGTTGCAGCAGGCGGCGCTGGCGGCCTGGACGGAAGACAGCAAGCCTACGGTGGAGGTAGAGCCTGAAAAAAAAGAAAGCGGCAAGGCGCAGGCGTCCAGCTGAACCTTGCTTGGCTCCTGTTTTACGGGCGAAAGCTGAATATGGGGAGGCAGGAGATCATGGTCACGCGATACGGTGAAATGCTGGACATGATCGCCTGCCTCGCCATTTATAACGGGGCTACCCCCAAGAAAAAACAGAAACACTGGACATTTGACGAAGCTATGAGAGTGAGGTGAGCCTATGGCTGTGAACATTGGCCCCAAGATCGGCGTAGACGGCGAGGCGGAGTATCGCCGACAGATCAACCAGATCATTCAGCAGTCCAAGACACTGGAGAGCCAGATGAAGCTGGTGGCTTCGCAGTTTACCGCTGCCACGACGGCGGAGGAAAGGAATGCCAAGACTGCCTCTGTGCTGTCCAAGCAGATCGATGTGCAGCGGGAGCGCGTGAAGCTGCTGGCGGAGCAGACCGGCAAGGCGGCCGCCAAGTACGGTGAGAGCGACGAAAAGACCCAAAAGTGGCAGCAGGCGCTGAATGAAGCCGCTGCCACGCTGAACAAGATGCAGAGCGAGCTGCGCAACACCTCCAGCGGCGTAGAGGAGCTGGGCGATGATATGCGCGAGGGCAGCGAGAAGGCCCTGTCCTTTGGCGATGTCCTGAAGGCCAACGTCGCTTCTGACTTCATCGTTTCCGGCATCAAGGCCATGGCGTCGGCTATCAAGGAGGCTACTGCAGCCCTTGTGGATCTCGGCAAGCAGTCCATTATGGGCTTTGCCGAGCAGGAGCAGCTGATCGGCGGCGTGGACACCCTGTTCAAAGAGTCCTCCGCGCAGGTGCAGCAGTATGCCAACAACGCCTACAAAACTGCCGGCTTGAGCGCGAACCAGTACATGGAGACCGTCACCAGCTTTTCCGCGTCTCTGCTTCAGTCCATGGGCGGCGACACGCAGGCTGCGGCCGAGAAGGCGAACCGCGCCATCACGGATATGTCTGACAACGCCAACAAGATGGGCACGGACATGACCAGCATCCAGAACGCCTATCAGGGCTTTGCCAAGGCCAACTACACCATGCTGGACAACCTGAAGCTGGGCTATGGTGGCACCAAGCAGGAGATGGAGCGGCTGCTCGCAGATGCCGAGAAGTTCTCCGGCATTAAATACGACATCTCCAGCTATGCCGACATCGTGGACGCCATCCATGTGGTGCAGACAGAAATGGGCATCACCGGCACTACCGCCAAGGAGGCGGCGACCACCATCCAGGGCAGCGCCAACGCCATGAAGTCGGCGTGGAGTAACCTTATCACCGGCATGAGCAACGACAATTTGGATCTGGACAAGTTGGTGCAGAATGTAATCGACAGCGTCAACACCTTCGCAGACAACCTGCTGCCGCGTCTGCAGATCATGCTGCCGCGCTTTGTTCAGGGCCTCACGCAGTTGATCTCCGGCATGATTCCCTATGTAGCGCCGGCTCTGGAGCTTCTCCTACCGCCGCTTGTCGAGGGGGTCGGTGGTCTGGTATCCGGTATCGTGCAGGCGCTTCCTGCGGCCGTGGAGGCGATAGCCGCGGTCGTTCCGATGCTGGTCGAGCAGATCACGATACTGCTGCCGCAGATCCTGAACGCCGGCATTGATATCATTGCCGCCCTTGCGTCTGGCATCGGAGAAAACCTTCCGGCGCTGATCCCTGCGGCGGTTGACGCCATCATCACCGTGGCCGAGGGTCTGGTGGACCATGTGGATGAGATCATCATCGCGGCGGGATCTCTTATCGCGGGCTTGACGCAGGGCCTGATCGAGGCGCTGCCCCGTCTGGTGGTTCGGCTGCCGGAAATCATCGGCGCCATTGTCAAGGGCCTCCTGTCCGGAATGGCTTCTATTGGCGAAGTTGGGTCGCAGCTGGTTCACGGCCTATTTGACGGAATCTCCAATGCGGCGTCGTGGCTTTATGACAAGCTTCGAGGCTGGGTAAGCGATGTCCTGGACTGGGTCAAAGGCTTGTTCGGCATTCATTCCCCGTCTAAGGTCTTTGCGAATGAGATCGGAAAGTTCATCCCGCCCGGCATCACACTGGGTGTAGAGCAGGCCATGCCGAGAGCTATGCGCGACATGGGCGAAGAGCTGTCCGCGCTGTCGGCGCTGCCCATGGGCGGCGGCACGACCACTAACATGGGCGGCGTAGTTCTGAATGTCTACGGCGCGGAGGGGCAGGATGTCAACGCACTGGCGGATGCTGTCATGTATAGGCTGCAGCACGCGGTGGAGCGCAGAGAGGCGGTGTTTGCATGATCTTCTGGGCGGGAGTATCGTCTGATGACGTCCACGTTGTCGTTGAGCGCTATCCGGATGTGGAGCTTTCTGCGCGAAAGCTGGACACACAAGCCGTCCCCGGGCGAAACGGCGACCTGCTGTTTCTCCAGGACGCCTACCAGAATTATGTGCAGGCGTACAGCATCTACATCAGCGCAGAGCGGATGCGGCTCCCCCGCGCTATGCGCGCGGTGGCTGACTGGCTTTGTGGCCCGCGCGGGTACCAGAAGCTGGAGGACAGCTACGACGTAGAGACCTACCGCAGGGCCTATTTTGCCGGCCCGTTGGACGTGGAGAGCGTCATGCACCGGTTTGGCCGCGCGACGATCGAGTTTAACTGCCAGCCGCAGCGGTTCCTTCGTATCGGAGATTTGCCGGTGCAGGCCGTGCAGGGGGAGGTGTTGCGAAACCCCACCGCGTTCACGGCTCTGCCGACGATCACTGTCACCGGAACGGGGGCGGGGACCCTGACGGTAGGCGATGTCACTGTCAACATCAACAGCATGCCTCGCGGCGCTGTTGTGCTCGATTCGGACACGCAGAACGCCTCCTACGGGGCCTTTAACCTGAACAGCACTATCTCCGCGCCGGAGTTTCCCACGCTGCCGGCCGGGGAAAGCGTCGTCCGCTGGACGGGCGGCATTACAAGCGTGGAGATCATCCCGAGGTGGTGGACACTATGAAACCGATCCTTTATGACGCTGACCGCACAAGCTTCCCGGCGGGCGTTGACAATGGGCTGGGCGTCCTCGCGGACGCCATGTCCTGCAAGGTGACGCAGGAGCTGAACGGTCAGTACGAACTGGAGCTGCACTATCCGGTGGAGGGAATCCACTATGGAGAGATCGCGCTGCGCGCTATTCTCCGGGCTACTGTTGGCCCAGACGGCAAGCTGCAGCCTTTTAGGGTATATCGCATCGTGCCGGGCATGAACGGCACAGCGGCCATCTACGCGCGGCACATCGCCTATGATCTCGGCGGCTATGTGGTGTCTCCATTCACGGCAGCGGATGCGCCATCCGCTGTGGCGGCTATTAAAAGCCACGCGATGCCGACAGACTTTCCCTTTGCGCTGACGACCGACAAGACCACCGTGGCCACCATGTCCGTGACGGTCCCCTCCAGCGCGTGGGGGCTGCTGGGCGGCCAGCAGGGCAGCCTGCTGGACGTGTACGGCGGCGAGTACGAGTTTGACGAGTGGGCGGTGCGGCTGCTGACACGGCGCGGAGCGGACCGCGGTGTGTCGGTGCGGTACGGGAAAAACCTTACCGATCTGACGCAGGACGCCAGCTGCGCCAACTGCTACACGGGTGCAGTGCCGTACTGGCGAAGCAACGGCATCACCGTCACGGCTGCGCCTGTGTACGCAGAGGGCGATTTTGGTTACACCAGGCTTATGCCGCTGGATCTGTCCACGAGCTTCGAGCAGCAGCCAACACAGGAGCAGCTGCAGGCCGCAGCTGCCTCCTACATCAAGCGGAATCGCATCGGCGTCCCCGCGGTGAGCTGGGACGTGAAGCTGGCACTGCTGGCGCAGTCCTCTGGATACGAGGACGTGGCGTTCCTGGAGCAGATCTATCTGGGCGATACCGTGGGCGTCTACTTCCACCGCCTGGGTGTGGACGCCAAAGCGCGAGTGAACAAGATCGTCTGGGACTGCCTGCTGGAGCGCTACGACAGCGTAGCTCTTGGCAGTGTGAAGGCCAACATCGCGGCCACTATTGCCGGGCAGCAAAAGGAGATCGATGCCAAGCCGTCCACCGCGCTGGTCGAGAAGATCTCCTCCAGCCTGACAGCTGCCCTCCTGGGGGCGAATGGCGGTTCTGTCCGTCTGCTGGACACGAACGGCGACGGAGAGCCGGATGAGCTCTATATCGCCGACGATCCGGATCCCACCAAGGCTAAGAAGGTTTGGCGCTTTAACTACGAGGGCTGGGCCGCCAGCAGCACCGGCTACAATGGCCCCTACACGATGGGCGCTACCATTGCCGGGGGCATCCAGGCGTGGATGATCACCGCCGCGAATCTGGTGGCCGGCACGATCTCCAGCGAACAGGGGAGCTTCCTGATCAATCTGGATGGTGGCACCATCGACACCAGCGCCACCGGCGCGACCTACAAAAACTCCGACTACTCGCAGGCGGATCTGGATCGAATCAATCAGATCAACCTAAAGACTGTCACGCCGACTTTGGCCGACTACGAGAAACTGGATGTCAACGGCGACGGCGCGATCAGCATCACCGATGCTGTGCAGATCCAGCAGATCATCAGTGGAGCGCGGACAGTGAACTTCACCACGCGGTGGCGGCTGCGCATCGATCCTGCCGACGGAAACAACCTACTGAAGATCTATCGTGTCTACCACAACAACATCACCGGCGCAGATACTGAGAACATCGTCTTGTCTGCTGGATTCTCCAATGTGAAGGCGAACTCTGTGGAGGCCGTAAACTTGATTGCACAGAAAGCGATCGAGGCGGAAAGTGCGAGCTTCGACGCACTGAAAATCGACGGGAAAGACTACCAGCCTTTTGAGAGGAAGCCCATCGGCTATGTCGTCTGCTGTACTGGCGGGAGCAACAATCAGGCGACCTGCTTCATTCCTGAAGGCACCTCTGGATCTTTCCAGTGCGCGTCGAATGACTGGTACTGCGCTTTCTCGTTTGATGGCAGCGGTGGAGCATCGAAAACGGGCGGAACGGGGTCTATCGATTCCGTGAAAACAGTTTACAACGGATAGGGAGGGATTTTTTTGAATATTAAACACTCGATCGGGCTGAACTTGTCCGCTTTTGCGATCCCCTGTCGCCTGCACATGGTGCAGGGCGATAGCAACTCGCGGACGATCGTGGCCACGCTGTGGGACGGGGCGCAGCCGTACAGCGTGCCGGATGGATCGTCTGTCATGGTCCGCTTCAGAAAACCGGACGGAACTGGCGGTCTTTATGATTCTTCCGAAGCTGGCGAGACTATTTCCTATGCCGGTAACGTCGTCACGGCCCCGGTGGCCACACAGATGCTGGCTGTGGCTGGAGACGTCTTTGCAGAAATCGACATCTTCGGGAGCGGCTCCGGGACAGCGGCCGAGCGGCTGGCTACATTCCGCTTCGTCGTCGAGGTGGCGCCCTGCGTGCTCCCCGACGCGGAGATCATTTCCAGCGACTACTACAACGTTCTGGCGGCTAAGGTCGCGGAGGCGGTCGCGGCTGCCGATCAGGCAGAGCAGGCGAAAAGTGCTGCTGCAGCATCGGCGTCTGCGGCAGCAACAAGTGCCGCAGACGCTGCAACATCGGCTGAGGGTGCCGTCAAGTATAACGCACCTCAAACACTGACGGAGGCCCAGAAGCAGCAGGCGCGGGACAACATCGGTGCGGAGGTATTCTACATCGACCTTGAGGGCGACTACCCCAATTATACCTGCCCGGTGGCGCTGGCCGACATCAATGCGGCGTATGAGGCGGGGAAGGTGCTGGAATGCCGGTGTAAGATGGGAAGGTGCACCGCAACGCTGCCGCTATTCATCCCAGTGCCTGAACTTGGCCGATGGATATTCTCCGGCTCCGGCGAACTGGCGGATATGGGCTTTCCGGCACAGACCTTTACGGTAGCTGTTACCGGTTTTGGTGTGCAGGCCAGCAACGCGAAGCTGGCGACGACGGAGGATAAGCTGCCGAACCCCTACGCGTTGACCATCACCAGCGGTAGCAACAGCGTCACCTACGACGGCAGCGCGCCGAAAAGCATCGATATCCCAGTGGTGCGCAGCCCCAACCTGCTGCGAAACGGTACGTTTGCAGACGGCTGCATCGTGAACCAGCGGGGGAAGACGAGCTACGCTGGAACCGGCTACGGTGTGGATATGTGGTATACCACCGGCGCTACGCTGTCTGTGGATGTGACGGCGGAGGGCGTCAAGCTGTACAAGAACGCCGCCTCCGCCAACCCCGCATGGGCGCAGGCACTGGAAACGGACGCGGCGGTCGGGCAGACGGTAACGGTCTCGATGCTCTACAAGGGCAACGGAGAGGGCGCCTCGCTGCGCGTGGCACAGTCCGGCGGCATCGTGACGCTCTCCAATGTGTCCGACTGGACGCTGGTGCAAAATACGTTTACGCTCGAAAAGTGGAGCGTCGGCACGTTGCAGGATCGCGCCATCGTGGCGATTCAGTGCTTCGAGAACATGGCGGCTAATCAGGGGCTGTACATCAAGGCCATCAAGCTGGAGCTGGGTGAGCAGCAGACGCTGGCACATCAGGAGAACGGCGCGTGGGTGCTGAACGAGCTGCCGGACTACGGCGGGGAGCTGCTGCGGTGTCAGCGGTACTATCAGGTCTACACAACGGCGGCGGCGCGTCCCGCCAAGGCGCTGGACTGTCGTCCCGTTATGCGGACGGACCCCGCGCAGAGTACGGTAAGCGTGGGTGGTGCGACGCTGTACGCCAACAGCGCGGAGCTGTAAGGAGCGGCGGGATGGAAGCATGGACGCAGGTGGCGGTGCCGCTGATCGTGGCGCTGCTGACAAGCAGCGGTTTGTGGGCGCTGGTATCGAAGCGGGCGGACAAGAACAATGCGGAGCGGAAGATGCTGGTGGGGCTGGCCCACGACCGCATCATTCACCTCGGCATGGTGTACATCGAGCGGGGCTACGTCACGCAGGACGAGTACGAGAATTTGCAGGTGTACCTCTACGAGCCGTATGAAAAGATGGGCGGCAACGGCAGCGCACGGCGCGTCATGGAGGAAGTGCGGAAGCTGCCCATACGGTGAGGCATAAAATGGAACAGGCGCAGACGC